AACCAGAACTGGTGTGAGCAGTTATAGCAATAAAAATATTATTGGTTGATGTGTCTTTAACTATGTCTCTTATTTGATAACTTGTTGAAGCTCCCCAATCGCCTTTAAAAGTTCCAAGCTCTTGAGTAACAGAAATTTCTCCAGCACTATCAAAAGCTAAAATTTTGTTTGCTCTATTTGTAGCATCAACTGTAAATTCAGTTGATGTCATTGTATTAGTTCTTGATAATTTTAATGATCTATCAATCTGTTCTTGTAATTCTTGAGAAATTGAAATCACTTTATCATGAGCAGTTTCAATTGTATCTGCACTCATTGGATCATTATCAATTAGATCCATTGCTTGAGTTTTAGGAGTAGATCTTCTTAATAAAACTGTTTCTCCAGATGCTGGTATGTTACCAGAAGTGAAAGTTACAGTTCCAGAATTATTGCCAACTCCAGCAACTGTATAATGAGTTCCTTTAGATTTTACAGTTTCTGTTCCAGCAGATGATCTTATTATTACTTCAATGTCATCGTCATCAGTAATTTTAAAATTATAAGTAAATGCTGATGTAGATCCATTTCCACTGTAACTGTTTTTAATAATTGTAGTCGATATTGTCATTTAGTTTTATTTCTCCATTTTTTTCCATTTTTCTACTGCGAGATCTTCTGCTCGATTTTCAATGTCAGACCATAAAGGATTTATATTTACGTCTTTAAAATCTGCTTTTGCATCTGCTTTAGCTGCTTCAACTTCAGCTTCAAACATTGCTTTCTTAAAAGGTTTATTTGGTTCATTTTGATACTGAGCACTATTTAATAATTCTCTTAAATATTTTTTAATAGTTTTTCCTGTATGTTTTGCCAAGGTTGCGTATTCCTTTTCATTTAATCTTACATTTACATCAATTCCGTAATCTAAATCTTGGTCTTGAATTTCAAATACTTTATGTTGTATTTTTTTTCTAACTGGTCTTGGAACATATCCAATTGCTATTGCTTCTTTATTTATTGGATGCTCTTCTATGCTTGAAAGTACAGAAAATTTTGGAGCCTCATCTCCTAACCAATCATAATTAAAATATAAATCATTTTCAAATCCAGGTACCATTTTTTGAACCATAGATTTAAATTCTAAATTTAATTTTTGAAAATCATCTGCATTAACAACTCCATATTTTTCTGAAGCAATTTCTTTAGATCCTAAGTCTTCAAATTGATTTAAAAACATAGCAAATGGAACTAATCCAGATAAAATTTTTTTTCCTTCTCTTAACGCTGGATCAACTTTATCATCCGACATTCTCATATTTTGAATGAAATCCATTAATCTTGCAGATCCATTCATAAAAGTTGAATTTAAAACATTTTCTCCAAAAGCTAACGCATAAGCAGATAAAAAATATTGAAAGTCATCGCTAACATTTTTCCATCCATCCCAGTCTTCTTGTATGTTAGAAATTATAGCTCCAACATCAGCTGCCATAGATGCCATAAAAATGGCTGGTTCAAAACCATTTAAACTTAATTGTAGTTTAGATCCAGTAAGACCAGTTAATTCCTGTATTTCTCCAGATAAAAAGTTTTCAAATCTAAAAGATTTTGGTTGTCTTACTCCAGCTTTTTTAAGCTGATATTTATCTCTTAATGATCCTTTAATATCTACATCAGATCCTGAGAAAACTCCAAAATATCCTAAAGTTCCAAATACTGATAAAAATCCCCATCCAAGAGCAGCTTTTGCTGATGCTAATTCTGAAGCAGCTCCAGGTGTACTTAATGCTTTTCTATAATTTTTTAAAATCAAATTAGCAACTGGCATTCTTTCCCAGGCCGAACCAGTAATGTTAGTAGGTGTTCTTAAAAAAGTAAAATACTGGCTTGAAAAAAGACCAAAAGGTTTAAAACTATCTTTTGTTTTTAACTGTTGTAATAATTCTGCTGCATCTCCAATAAAATCTTTTCTATTATTTAATGGAGTTTGAAAAGTTCTTTCTAATGCTTTGTCATAAGCTGCCGTTGTTAAAGTCTTGTCTGGATTTACAACTAATTGAGCTAAATAATCTGGAGCATCTTGTAAAGTTAATGTTCCTTGTTTAATTTGTTTTAAAGTATCTCTGTATGCCTGAGCATATATTTCTCCACTATATGCCTGATTTTTAAAATAATTATCTGCGTTTTGTAGAAATCTATAAGGTATTCTATCTAATGTAAAAATCTTTCCAGTTACATCTACAAATTTTGCAAAAACTCCATCCTTCATACCAAAGGCTTCAGCTGAAAAAGCATTTACTGGACTTTCAAATTTTGTTCCAGCAATTGAACTATTAACTCCAGGAGTATTTCTAAATATATTTCTTAAAACTTTTTTTGTTTGCCATTTTTGAGAAAATGCTCTTATCATGTTGCTAACTGCCATGTGTTCTCCAAAGGCTAAAGCAACATCTTCATATTCAGCAACACTGTCTATAGTTTTGCCTCCATACATTCTTGCAGCAATTTTTCTTTCTGTTCTCTCAATACTTTTAAAAACAAAATTACCACCAACATTTTTTATATGCGTTAATGTTCCAGATAAAATATTATTTAAAAAAACCTCTACTAAAGCATCAGCAGTTTTTGCACCATAAGCCTTTTCAATAAAATTATTTTTACCTATTAGACCTGGTGTTTCATCATAAAGAGCTGCAATTCTTTTAATTTGATCTGCACCTCCTAAATTCATTAAAATATTTTTTCTATTTAAAGCTCCTAATTCAAGATTAATAATGTTTCCTTCTTGAACAGGCTCTTTTAAAATATTCAATGCTCTTCCAGCTTCTGATCTTACACCGATAAATACTTTTGTTAGTTCGGCAGTCAAAGCATGTTGTTGAGCATATTCTAAAGCAGTTTTAGAATTATCTCCAGCTTCTGTTTTTAATTTAGCAGAAAGTTCTGTTAATTTTTTATGTTGAGAAATTAATAATTTTTTTGCTGCTCTAATTTCTTCAGCATTAAATGCTTTACCTGGTCTAACCTTTAAAAGATTAGCAGCTAATTTATTTGCATCTTGTCCAGTTAATAATGCTAAATCTGCTGCATCGTTAGTATCTTTCCAGGATCTTGTTTTTCTTGTCTGTTTTTTTATAGCTTTAGTATTCGTCTTAGCCATAGCCTCTATTGATGTTAATATATCTTTTGAGGCATTAATTTTATTAAAATTTAAAAACTCACTTTCGTTACCATCTAGCTGAGTATTTTTTAATATTTTTTCTTCTTCTGATAAAAAATTATCTACAGTAGTTTTTTTAGATGGTTTTATTTGTAAAGTTGTATCTTTAATAACATTCTGATTTGAAATACTTGTCTCAGGTATCTCAACATCATAAATTTTGTTTTTAGGCAGTTTATCAGGAGTTTTTTGATACTCCTGGATTTTAATCTGAGCTTTATCTAATAAACTTTGAGCTTGATCCTTATTAAATTTTTGCGTGCCTAGTGGAAATTTTTTTGGTTTATTTTTTCCTATGGCATTAATTATAGCTTTAACAACTACCATTATTCTTAATTCCTATTTTTTTTTGAAAACAAATATTTGAAGATACTTGTTTATTACTATTAATTTGTCGTATTTGAAATAATATTGTTTTGCATATTATCCGATACAGTTTGAGCTCCCCAACTTGATAATCCTACAGTTCCAAATATTTCAAATAAAGGTTGACTTGTTGTTTGGACAGACTTTTTCATTTCTGGAGTAACTTCTAATATTGTTACTGGTAATGATCCAGTTTCTGTTGATCCTAAAGCTAATCCTAAATCTATTTCATTAAAAACTGACTTCCTAGAAGTAATGAGTGAAGA